ACCTTCTGTGCTATTTCTTTTTGTGTGAGACCTTGCATGTAGTAAGCACGTGCAAGCTCTCGGAGTTTATCTTTTTCTTTTGTCATTGTCTTATGTTTTTTGCAAAAGTAGTTTTTATGCCCAAAGCAAGAGGACAAAGTGCTTACACTAAGCACTTTTGTGTCTATGGTAGACACTTTATCCAAAAAAACGAAAAAACACATATACTTTTGCCAAAATTAAAAGAACAAACAATGAAAGTGGTTATAAGCACCTCTATGGTGAACAGCTATGGAAGTAGAGTGCTGACAGAAGGTATTGATTACAGTCAATATGAGAAGAATCCTATTGTTCTGTGGATGCATTCACGTCCATGGGGCGAAAGTGAAGATGAGATACTTCCAATAGGTAAGATGAGTGGAATAAAACAAGAAGGAGATAAATTGGTTGGAGATATTGAATTTGACCAAGATGATGAGTTTGCCTGCAAGATTGAAAAGAAATATGCTAAAGGTATCTTGAACATGGTAAGTGCTGGACTTGATGTTTTGGAGTTGAGCGACAAACCAGAAGACTTGCTTGCTGGACAAACAAGAATGACTATCTCTAAGAGTAAACTAAGAGAGACATCATGCGTGGACATAGGAGCAAATGATGAAAGTCTATGCCTTAGCATGAGTGGCAAAAGTATTGACAGAAAAGACATAAAAGAAATAGACAACTTTCTTCCCCTCTTAACTAAAAGGGAAGACAAACAAGAACAATTAAAGAAAATGGAAATGAATGAAATTTTGAAGAAGCTAAACCTAAAGGAAAGCTCTTCAGAGACAGAGGTGATAAATGCCATTGTCTCATTACAAGAGAAAGCCTGCAAAGGCGAAGAAATGGAAAAAATCTTTTTAGCAGACAAAACCAAAAGAATTAAAACATTAGTAGAGCAAGCACTGAGTGAAAAGAAAATCACCCCAGACAAAAGAGAAATGTTTGAGAAAGTCGGATTAACTAATGGCTTAGAAGTATTAGAAGCTTGCCTTACTGGTATGAGTGGGAAAGTGCCAGATGTGACTGAAGAGATAAACAAAGGTAAGAAAGAAAACCTTGCTATTGATGCAAAGACTTGGGACAAAATGGACAAAGAAGGTAGCTTATATGAGTTAAAAATGAAAGACGAGACTCTATTTGAACAACTTTTTGAAGCAAAATTTGGAAAAAAGAAACAAAGTAAATAACAATAAAACGAAAGAAAGATGAAGACAGTAAAAGTATTAATGAAGATGATGCTTGCCGTAGTGATGGCATGCACAGTGGGTGTTGCATTTGGCTCTGTGGCAGGATTGGGAGTCATGGGTGCAGCCTTAATAGGACTACCCCAGCAAGGATGCGGAGTATTGCACATGGCAGTAACACCTGAAATTTGGGAAAAAGATGTGGTGGAAAACTTGTTTAAGAACAATGAATTCTTGCTTAAGAGTATTGATGAGAGTCAATATGTAGTAGGCGGTTCATGTGTTCATATACCACAAGCAGGAGCTCCATCAGGAGCAGTGAGAAACCGTTCAAGTTTGCCTGCAACAATAAAGAAAAGAACAGACACAGATGTAACATATGCTTTGGATGAAATCACAACAGATCCAAGATTTATACCTTCTGCAGAGGTGGCTGAATTGAGCTATGACAAGAGAGCAAGTGTGCTAATGGAAGATCAGAGATATATTAACCAATTGGTGGCAGATGCTATGTTATACAACTGGAAACCTCAATATTGGATCAAGGCTTCTGGAGTGGCAAAAGCAGACAACCTCGCCTGGGGAAGTGGCACAAGAACAGGATTGACGTACGATGACTTTGTGGCTGCTAAGACAATATTCAACCAATGGAATATGCCTAAGGAGGGCAGATATGTGATACTTGACACAGAGATGTACAAAGAATTGTGCGATAATGTGAAGAGTTTGTCAAGCGATAACTTGACAATAGTATATGATCCAATAACAGGTCTATTGAAAAAATTGGAAGGATTTGAGATATACGAAAGAAGCACAGTGCTTTTGGCTTCAGCAGTAAGCACATTGTCACAAGTGAGCGGCAAGAGATATTTCCAATTTAGTGGTGATAACTCTCTATATACACCTGAGCAATACTTAGCAATAGAAGACGGAACAACTCAAGCTGCTAATACAGCATGCTTGTGTGGATTATTCTGGTCAGACTTGGCAGTAAGTAGAGCCGTTGGAGACGTGAAGATGTATGAGAACATTGGAGATCCAACATACTATGGTGATATATACTCATTCTTGGTTCGTTGCGGAGGAAGACAAAGAAGAGGTGACGGCAAGGGAGTACTTGGTTTAACTCAAACAGTGGGGGCTTAATATTATGGCAGGAAAAAAAGATATAACTGCACCTGAACAAATACAGGTGCAGGAAACTGCTCAGGCATCTGAGACAAAAGAGCAGGAAGATAAGGCACGCAATTGTTTATATGTATGCTCAAACGGAGCTACATACAACCACAAAGAAGATGCTTTGGAGTATCAGAAAGTGCTTAATCCAAACAAAAAAATAACAGAAAAAGAAATAAAGTAAGACACAAATGTTGAGCGAGATTATAAGTTTGTTGATAAATGTGGTTTTGTCGGGTGGGTTGATAGTTACACTGGTAACTATCCGCTCCACTCGCAAAAAAGCACAAACAGAAGAAAAGCAGGCAGAGATGGATCTGAGCAAGACATACGTGGAAGAGTTCAACAAAAATATAGTGGAACCGCTCAACGATAAAGTGGAAGAATTAAGTAATGAGACTACTGGGCTTAAAAGAGAACTGTCAAGGTTCAGGAAAGCAATTGAAAAAAGCAAGAATTGTCCTTATGTTGCTTCTTGCCCTGTTGAGCGTGAGCTGCAGAAGTCCTCTAAAGACTCTGCAACAGAACCACGCACTCAGAGAGCAGAGTCAAAGGACGATAAGAGATAGTATATATGTGGGTGATAGTGTTGATGAAAAACACAAAGGCGACAGCGTATTGATTACTCATATAAAATATAAGTACCTATACAGATATAAGACAGACAGCGTGAGGATAACAGACACTCTGGCACAGATAAAGATAAGAGTTCAAAAAGAAGTAATAAGGAAAACAGATTGGAAAAAGACATTGGGCTTTGGCTGTGGGGTGGCTGTGGGACTGATAGGAGTTACAGTGATAATTAAACGGCGTTTAAAAAGAGTTTAAAACAAAAAAGAAAATGAGTTTAGGATTAACAGTAATAAGAGGAAACGGCAACATAAGGACTAAAGCTGCAAACAACGATGGAGTGAGCGGTTTTGTGATGTACATACCTATAGCCAGTCTGCCAACACCTGAGAGTGGAAGCACATTGACACCTTTTAGTGAGGCAAACCCAATAATAAAAATTGGCTCAATAGACGAGGCAGAGGCTTTGGGAATAACATCTGATGCTATGAGCGGCACAAATAAAAACTGGTGGGTTAGAAGTCTATGGTATCATTTGAATGATGCTTTTAGGATTAATGCCAGCTTGAAGATATATGTTGGACTATATGCTCCACCACAGAGCGGTGGCGTGTATGATTTTGCAGATATAAAAAAAATGCAAAGCTTTGCACTTGGAGAAATAAGACAAGTGGGTGTGTATGCTCCACAAAAAGAATTGACCTCTGGAGACATCACAGCACTGCAAGCAATAGCAACATTTGAGGAAGCTCATGACATGCCTTTGAGTTTGGTATATTCACCAAAAGTGAGCGACATAACAGCAATTGCTGTGTCAGGCGTGGCGAGTGGAAACAAAAATGTGAGTGTTGTTGTGGGACAAGAAACAGACCCAACAAGTTATGCTTACTCACTATTTAACGATAGCACAAATACCACAGAAAAGAAACCTGTGGGTGTGTTAGGAATGACAATAGGAATGATAAGCAAAGCCAAAGTAAGTGAGTGTATTGGCTGGGTTGAGAAATTCTCTTGTGGAATAAGCCAAGCAGGATTTGTGGACGGCAAAACTCTCAGAGAGTTGAGCTCTTCACAAATAGATGCCTTGGAAGAAAAGAGATTGCTTTATCTTGTTACATACACAGGATATACAGGAACATTTTTCAATGATAGCTACAACCAAGACTTGGCAACAAGCGACTACAACGCCATTGAACGAGTTAGGACGATGGACAAAGCTGTAAGAGGTGTTAGAGAATATTTGTTACCTTATCTGGGAAGCAACATAGATATTGACCAAGCAACAGGCAAAATAGGTAAAGACACAATTGCAGTCTTGACAAATGAAGGAAATCGCTACCTTGAAGACATGGAGAAAAACAAAGAATTGAGTGGTTACAAGGTGCAAATTGACGCTGATCAAGATGTGTTGAGCTCCTCTGAGCTGGTTATTGTAATTAAACAAGTACCACAAGGAGTGATGAGAAAAATCACCCTCAAAATGAGTTTTGCAACAGCTGTATAACATAAAAAACAAAAGAATATGGCAGAAGGAATAAACAACGGAATAGCCAATATAAATGGCGAAATGTACGCTTGGGCTGACATTAGATGCTTTATTGGTGGGACACTTGTACAAGGTATAAGTGCGATAAACTATGAAGACAAACAGTCCATAGAAAAAAAATATGGAATGGGAAGAAAACCCATAGGCTATGGTAAAGGAAACATTGAACCCTCTGGCACACTGACACTGTATCAGGAGGAAGTGGTGGCATTGGAAGCAGCAGCACCTAATGGAAGACTGCAAGACTTGCCTGCCTTTGACATAGTGGTGAACTATTTACCAGAAAACGGGATATTGGTGAGCGATGTGTTGAAAGGATGCAAATTCACAAACAATAAACGCCAACCAAAACAAGGAGACACCGCAATTGAGGTGGAACTGGAATTGAACGTGATGGACATACTCTACAACCAGTTATAAAATGAGAGAGGCAAAGAGCGGCAAAAGCCGCTCCTATCCCCTTTCTTGAAAGAGAATTAAAAAGAGATTAAAACACATTTAAACAATGGACAAAGAAATAAAAGGTCAAGCCTCAAAAGAACAAATTGATGCTTGGAAAAACAAATATGGTAAGATTTGCGAAATAGAAGTAACAGATGGACAAGATACATACAAGGTGTATTTTAAACGCTGTGATATGAAAACACTTAGTGCGGTAAACCAGATAGCTAAGACAGACGAAGTTGAAGCAATGGATGTCTTGTATAAGAATTGTCTTATTGGAGGATCAGAAGAAGTTGAAAACGATGTGGCTCTAAAAATGGCTGCCACAACACAATTGAGTGGACTAATAGGACAGGCTTCAGCAAGCCTAAAAAACTTATAGAGCGTTACTCTATCAGCCCAAAAGATGATGAAGATTTTATCATTAAAGGTAACGCTCTTATAAGGGCTGAGTTGCATCTTGACTCAGAAAAGATGGAAATGGATGAATGGGCACAAAGATTTTCTCAGGCTCTCTGGATTGAACAAAGACAAGTGAGAATGATAACAAAAATACTTGGAGAACAATAATGGCAAGTCATAATTTAGAATGGGTTTTCTCTATTAAAGATAAGGTTTCTTCGGGATTGAAAGGCATACAAAAAAATGTCAAACAATTCAATAACGACATTAAGACTGTGTCATCATCAGCCAAAGCACTTCCCGTTACAATTGATCAGTTAAGAGAGAAAATAACAACACTGAATGCACAAAAAGGGACAGCAACAAGCAAAGCGGAGATAATAAAAATAAATGCTGAACTTGATAGGACAAACAAAAAACTGAGAAGTCTTGAGAATTTGCCACCAAGAGGTTTATTCCAAAATCTCAATAAATTAAGTAGTTCAATTCTTGGTATCTCTCTTAAAGACATAGGAGGCGTTTACGCTGTGATGCAAGTAAAAAATCTTGCCACTGAGAGCGTTAAGCTCTATGATGTGCAGAAGCAAGCTGAAGGACAACTGAGAGCTTCACTCATAAGCACAAGAAATACTGCAGGCAAGACTTTCAAAGAGCTTACAGAAATGGCTGCAGGATTGCAGAAAAAAACAACATTTGGAGATGAAGAGATAATAAAAGCTCAAAGTCTATTACTAACATTCAAAGGCGTTGGAGGTGCAATATATGATAAGGCAATACCTGCAATATTGGATTTGTCAACAAAAATGGGACAAGACTTGCAATCAAGTACAATACAGATTGGAAAGGCTCTGCAAGATCCAATAATGGGTATGAGCACACTCAGAAGAGTTGGTATACAACTGAGCGACCAACAACAAGCACAAGTAAAAAAACTTGTTGAAAGTGGACACATGCAACAGGCTCAGATGGTAATTCTCAATGAGCTAAACAGTGAATTTGGTGGAAGTAGCGAGATGGCGGCAAAGGCTGGTTTAGGAGCTATGAAACAATTGCACAACATGTGGGGCGACATAAAAGAAAAGATTGGTGGAGCAGTTCTGGCAGAGCTTAACCTAATAATGCCAAAACTCAAAAGATTGGTGGAATGGATTGATGAGAACAGACATTCCTTGTTTAATCTTGCAAAAGTCGTTGGAATTGCAACAGCTGTATATGTTGCTTTTAAACTTGCATTAGACATAAGATCAACAATTATTGGGACAGTAGGAATGATTAGTTCTCTTGCTACACACATAGCGACTTTTGCGAAAATTGTTGCAGTAGTGGGAAAGACAATGCTTATTAGTATTAGGACTATATGCACAGGAATAAGCACAGCCATTGGAAGCATACCAATAATTGGCTGGATTGCCATTGCCATTGCAGCTATTGCAGGACTATTGGCTTACTTCTGGAATACATCGGCAAAATTTAGAGCAGTAATAAAAGGAAGCTGGGCTTATGTAAAAAATATAGTTGTGGAGATATGGAACACTATAAAAAATGTATTCTCTGCAATAGGAGACATAATACACTCTGCCATAACATTGGACTTTAGCGGAGTAAAAGCTGCAGCAAAAAGGCTTTCCTCTACATTTACAGACTTTGGTAAACAGTCAGCACAAGCGTACACTAAAGCGTATAACGAAGAGATGGCAAGAAGTGGCAAAAGTGCACCAAAGACAACAAAAAGCTCAAGCCCAAAGCAATCCCAGAGACAAAGCATAACACAACCATTGCAGCCTTTGGAACTAAAGACACAAACAAATAATCAAAACACAAGTTCACAAGAAGAAAAAAACAAAAGTGACAACTCTAATGCTGGATCAAAAGGCACAGGAACTATAATAACCAACATACACAATTTGATAGGTGGAGACATTGTAGTGCATACTACAAACCTAAAAGAAGGAGCCGCAGAGATAAAAAGAATTGTGGTTGAGGCATTGATGGACGCAACAAACCAAAGAGCTTATGAATAGAACAGAAGCTGAGATGAATTCTCTGACACAAAGTGCTAAAGAGGTAGCATTGCAGAGTGCTAAAACAGCAAGCAATGTTATATCATTTGGGGTGATAGGCTCACGGCTTAGGAAAAAAGAAGAGAAAGAATATACTTCTATGGTTTCATGGAGCAAGGAGGTGGAAGCTGGCAGAGGTGCTTTTCCATATAGTGAAGAGACTGGATTGAGTTTGATTGATTTAGAAAACGAAAAAAACTACATAGAGCTACAAGATCATTGGAGAATAGACACAAGTAGAACAAAACATATTGTATCAACGGCAATCAATGGAGTGAGTGGTACTGTGAAAGAATGGGTAAGCGATGGAGATGTGGTTATGACACTATATGTGCAGATATTAGACAAT